ACATTAAACAATGACCGCAATAATACTGCATATATTGTAGGTGATACACCATTACGATTAGAAGACACCGCACAAGCTGTTACATCTTGGGCTACAAATACAAAGGCAGCAACTGCATCCGGTGAAGATGGTTGGGTAACTAGAGATACTTATTTAGGTGTGTTTTACCCAAGCGGCATAACATCAGATACAACGGGTACAGCCGCAGTTGTTCCAGCAAGCCACATGATGTTAAGAACATTGTTACGTAATGATACAATTGCTTATCCTTGGTTAGCTCCAGCAGGCACACGCCGAGGTACAATTGACAATGCTACAAACATTGGATATTTAGATGCTACTACAGGCGAATTCCAAGTAGTTAAGAATCGTATGAGTATTCGAAATGTATTGTATACAAATCAAATCAATCCGTTAGCATTCTTTACTGGAGTTGGATTATTAAATTACGGTAACAAGAACTCATTTGATTCACAATCAGCATTGGATCGTATCAATGTAGCTCGTTTAATTTGTTATATTAGAGAGAGATTACAAGTTGCGGCACGTCCTTTTGTGTTTGAACCAAATGACTCTTTAACTCGTACTCAATTGACAGCAGTTGTTCAATCATTGTTTATTGACTTAGTTGGTAAAAGAGGTTTATATGACTATGTTGTACAATGTGATACAACAAATAATACACCTGCGAGAATTGATAGAAATGAATTATGGGTTGACATTGCAATTGAGCCAGTTAAGGCAGCAGAATTCATTTACATTCCAGTTCGTGTTATGAACACCGGGGCCATTGGTTCCCAATAAATACACTCCCCTTAGGGGGAGTTATTTAAGATAAATAATATATAGGAGATAGAAATATGGCAACAGCCTCAAATTCATTGTTCAACATGACTGTCGGTGCAGATAACACACCTAGTTCTCAGGGTTTGTTAATGCCTAAATTACAATTTAGATTTAGAGCATTATTTATAAACTTTGGTACTGGTGGTGCAACCCAAGAGTTGACAAAACAAGTTATGGATATTCAAAGACCTAACGTTTCTTTTGAAGAAGTAACGTTAGATATTTACAACAGTAAAATTTACTTAGCTGGTAAACATTCATGGCAAGAAACGCAAATCAATTTGCGTGACGATGCTGCCGGCAATGTTTCAAAACTAGTTGGACAACAATTACAAAAACAATTTGACTTTGTTGAACAAGCAAGTGCGGCAACTGGTCAAGATTATAAGTTTCAAATTAACTATGAAATTCTAGATGGTGGTAATGGTACACTGGTTCCTAATATTTTAGAAACATGGGAATTATACGGATGCTTTATTAAATCAGCTAACTATAATAACATGGATTATAAAGCAAACGATCCAGCAACCATTCAATTGTCTATTCGTTTTGATAATGCAATTCAATCTCCACTAAGTTCTGGAGTTGGTACAAATGTAGGACGTGCATTCGGTGGTACAGCAGTTACCGGCTTAGGTAGATAATAATTTAGGCTAAAAATGGCATTCAGTATCGATGGTCTTGTCAATGGTAGGTTAGGAACTGCCGCCGGCCTTGGTGGTATTACCGGTGCCGTTAAGAATCTTACTGGGCTAGATATTGCTGCCGAAGCAGGAAATGCCGCAAAAGCATTCTTTGGTAATGAATACTTGCGTGACTTCACTCACGCAAGTAAAACTTTTATTCCTAATAATTATGCTTATGCTCCTAAGTTTAAACATTTATTCCATGTATATTTTGACATAAACACTGAATTAACTTCTTTAGGAAATAATTGGCCTGAAGGTTCTAATTTTGGATTGGCAGTAAAATCAATTTCTCTACCAAAATATACGTTTGAATTGCATACGATGAATCAATACAATCATAAACGAATTACTCAAACTAAAATAAAATATGATTCTGTTCAAATAAAATTTCACGATGACAATAATAATATAATTAGAAAGCTATGGCATGCTTATTACACTTATTATTATAAGGATGCGGCACAGATAGACGCAAATACAAACAGGGGTGCAGTACTACCCTCATCAGTTAAACCATACCAAGATAGTAGAAATTTATATGATAGTGTTATTCCTAATCAAGATGATTGGGGATATATAGGTGAAGGTAATCCTAGTTTAACTTCTACTTCAGGTTTAAAAGGAAATAAAAAATTAGCATTTTTTAAATCAATTCAAATATTTGGATTTAACCAACATAATTTTGCATTGTACAAATTAATAAATCCAGTAATTTCTGCATTTAGTCATGATCAATATTCATATGCTGATAATGGTGTTATGGAAAATGACATGACTGTTGAGTATGAAACTGTCAAATACTTTGACGGAGCACTGAATGGTCGAAATCCAGGTGAAATAGTGACAGGTTTTGGTGATCCAGGAAACTACGACAATAGACCTAGTCCATTGGGTAAAGCAGGAAGTAATGCAAGTATTATGGGTCAAGGTGGTTTAGTAGATGCGACTGACGGCATTATAGATGATCTTTCTAACGGTAATTTTGTAGGTGCATTTCAAAAAGCAGGAACTGCTTATAACACATTTGATCTGAAAAATGGCTTAGGTAAAACACTTAGTATTGCAAAAGGTGAAGCAGGCTCAATTTTATCTAATAAAATTACTGCGCCATCTAGTAGGGGCGGGTTTGATTTTCCTAGTGCCGCATCGTCAGGTATTAATAATGGAATTCAAAAAGGTGTTAATATTGTTAAGGGTGCATTCTCACAAAAATCACCCCCAACACAACCGCAAGTTATTGGTCCTGGACAGGATGCTAGATACTAAGCTAACTTCTTAGTTTAAAAATGAGTCTATGACCCATTTTCTTAGGTAAATATTTTTCATGCGCTACCACTATAAATTAAAAAACTTACCATTTGAGTTCAAACCATTTGAAGTTGAAATACCGTTCGTTCCTACGAGAGGATGCGAAGTTGAAAATAAAATTCCGTCATCTAAAACAGAAGAATTCAACCCAGAATTTTTACAATGGGCGCATGATAACAGAATAATACTAATTGAAGGTAGGTATTTTGAAAGTACACCAACTGCTGTTTATGAACTGCACAGAGACACAACGTCACTTTTAAATCTTGATAACCTGAAAATACTTAAATTTAATTTTATTTTTGATAGCTATGGCAGTGAAATGAAATGGTATAGTACTAGTGAAGGATACAATGGGTACGTTTATACAAACACCAACAATATGCAAATAAGAGGATACAAGGTTGATGAATGTAAAGAAATATACAGCACACAAACAAACGAACATTGTATGCTAACCGGTGGGGTTATCCACACTCTGGTAAACAGTGAAAACAACGGAGTTAACCGAAGATGTTATTCATACCTAACATATCTGCCCTGGTGGTGGGCGGTAAAACAATTTAGTTACTTTTTGGAGTAAATTTGCCTATTTTTGTGAGGTTGACACAAAATAATCCATTTGTTATACTAGACACTAGATTAACTATTACGGGTAGACCCAATGGAATTCAAAAAGGTGTTAAGGGTGCGTTCTCACAAAAACCACCCTCAACACAACCTAAAGTTATTGGTCCTGGACAGGATGCTAGGTACGACTAAATACTAACCAAAACAGCATAGCATAAATATATCTACGAGGTAGATATGGCACAAATAATAGACGGACCACAATCACAATTAGATAGAACTGTTAGAGTTTTTGACAGTTTTTATAATTATTCAGCATCAATAAATGCAAGTCATTATGATATTGTTTTTTCATATTTTTTATCAGTATGCAAGAGTATAAATACCGCAAAAAACTTTACAACAATGCTATTCAGAATAGCATCTACTGTTGATGAAAATCCAATGACATTGTTAGAATATCTGCAAGGTACTAATGATAAAATACAAGCCACTAGACTAATGATTTATTACCTTAATAGTCTTAAGAGTAAAACTACATTGTACGGAGTAAATGCATATCCTACACCCAATGAATCAATTCAACGAAACATAGTAACGTAATGGCTAGTTTCGCACAGGGTGTATATGAAGTACAGAATCCCGAAAAATATATAGGAAAACACAAACCTAGATATCGTAGTGGTTGGGAAATGACTTTTATGATGTTTTGTGATAACAATAAGAACGTACTTAAGTGGGCCAGCGAAGCAATCAGTATCCCATACCGCCACCCATTAACTGGTAAAATGTCAATGTATATTCCTGACTTCTTTGTAGTGTATGCAAACAGACATGGAAAACAGATAGCAGAAGTTGTAGAAATCAAACCTAAAAAACAAAGTCTTATTGAAAGCAAAGTAGCTAGTGCTAGAGATAGGGCTATTGTC